TCATTCGCTTTGGCTAGACTAGAAAGGCCAAACCACAGCAGGCCATTCACAATCAAAACCGTCATAATAAATTTTTTCATAATATCCTTTCTCAATTATTTATATTATGTGTCCAATATACACTATCCTGTATATTAGTCAAGCACTTTTTTTAAAAAAAAAGCTGTTATTTTATGCGATTTTTGATGGCTGCGACAGTATTGACCAGCTATATGTTCTAGTTTTGTTCTGGTTTTACAAAGTCGGCATTCCAACCAAACGCTTCTCTAACAACTGATTCGGTTAAACCTTTGTACATCTTATTCAATGATTTAGATTTCATACCTAAAAGAAGTTTTGCCTCATCTTTATGTAATCCTTCTAACATCTGAATAAACATAGTTTCCTTTTGTGTCTTAGTAAGTTCATTATTTGCACCTTTTACAAAGTACCATAATCTCTTAGCTTCATTTCTAAGTAAACCGTGTTCAGTACCAATCGGTGCCTCATTTGCAATATATGGTGGGTCACCTGCTGGTAAGTCCCACTCAATTTTTGGGTCAAATGCACCTTTCAATACTTGTCGTAAAGGTTGATTGTCGTAATCTCGTAATACTTGAATCTTTTTTGGTTTGTCTTTTGCGTTATTAACTTTTGTTAAAACTTCAGACATTAATACAACACCAGAACCATCTGTACTAGATGTGGCTTGCATTGCTTGTTTACTAATTAAATTTGGGTTTTGTGTTACCATAATTTCTCCTTCAATTCATATTCCTATTTATGCGTAAAGTATTTAGCAGAATACCAATTGTAAAAGGCCTTATCTGTAAATAGTTCTGCGATTTCATTAGCTGGTACTTGGTCACTTCTAATACAATCAGCTAAAGATTGATACTCATAGGTATCAACTTTTCTTGTCATTTTTCTATCTTTATTATTTTCTGCCAATGTAATAACCAATCTTTCGTGTTTATTTAGTGTACTCATCTGTAACATCTTTTACTTCAAGTTCACCGTGGTACACGGTATAAAAATCGTGTGGTTCACCAAAAGTATCTAGTATATAATCGTGGCCATCTTCATCATATTTTTCTTCTAATTCTTCAACACTCATTCCTTTTACATCATTAAAATAAAAAGAACATTGGTCGTCAACTTCTTGTTCTTCGACCATTGTATGGTCAAATTCAAATTCATTGTAGGCATCATCTTTATCGCCAATAATATCTGTTAGTTCTTCATCATTATCAACTTTTAAAATACAATGACCCCAACGGTACATTTCCTCAGTTTCACAAGAAACGCCTTTGTCATCATCTCTAAATGTTTGATATTCGTAAATTGATTTTTTAAACTTTGGTGAAATTTTATAATACTTTGCCATTTTTTTGTCCACATTCTATCTAGTAGGTAATACCACCCACCATTAATCATTGGTTCTACTATTGCGTCAACACCTGCAAGTGACCATTCTGCACCTGTAATTAATCTGTTACAAGTCATAGCAATTACTATGTGACCAATAGTGTAAACAGTAGCTCTACCTAAACTTGTTGAACCAAGTCTTTTTAATAAGTTAAAGATACCATTTCTAAATTCTGTCATATACATTTAAAAGTATTGGCAGGGGTCTGCCTAACGGTCTGACCCCTACCAAATTGGTTAAGATTAATTATGCGTTAGCAGAATAACCTTGTGAACCGAATAAAGCGGCTTGACCAGCTGCGATTACAGCTTTTGATGGTGTACCAACTCTATAAGAAACACCAGCTGATGTTCTATTTTCATAAATCATCAAACCTTCGTTTCTAAGTTTACCCACCATAGATGCTGGTGAAGTAAGGTCGAATTTGTTTCTTAGAGTTTTCCAAGTCACTGATTGACCTTTAGCGAAAAGATTTCTTACCTTTTCAGTTTTAGTTTGCTTAGTTCTAGCCATGTTGTCTTCTCCTTTATGTTTAAACATGTTCATAATATATTGTAACATATGTTACTCCTTTCAAATTGTGTTTAAAGTTCACCAACTATTCGACAAGACAAAGCGTACATCTGTAGTTTGCTCGTCTGAATTCTATTTGTCATTATCAGGTTCAAAATCTGGTATAAATTCAATACCGTCCATATCTGATAAATCTTTTACTTCTTTTTGTACATCTTCGGACAAAGGCCTATGTGGTTTATGTTTAGTGCCAATCACTTTACTATAATCCAACTTTGCATTTTTCTGGCCATTTCTTTGTACTTTAATAGTAACCATTTTATCAGCCAATGCCTGAGCAGGATGATACTTTTTAAAATCTCTATAAATTAAACCTCTAATACCATCAATTACTAATGATAGGTCACGCATAAAAGTATCTTCTTTTGTTCTAATACCTGCATTAATAAACTTATCTAAAAGTGTGTAGGCAATATCATCAACTGTTCCCTCAACAAACTCTTTAGTTTGGTCTTCTACTAGTTTTTGGTGATGTTCAGGATTAACATTACCAACATTATCTCTATTTACTATTTTGTCTGTTGGAAACAGTACGATTTTATCATCAGCCATCTATTACTTCACCTTTGAAATTAACTTTACCTTTATCATTAAAGTATTCTACCAACTGATTGTAACCGCCAATCAATTCGCCTTCAATTACAATTTGAGGCATGGTTCTTACTTGTTTACCAACGGCTTCATACAACTCTTCAGGTGTATTGAAGTCTTTGCCAAACATCTTTTCTTCGTATGTCATTCCAAGGTTTTTCAACAAAGATTTTGCTTTGTCACAGAAAACACAATTAGGTTTACTGTATATCTGGATTGTCATTATTACCACTTTCCATTACATTTTTAAACGCTGTTTGAGCTTTATCTTTTAAGTTATATGCATCAACAGCCTGTTCTATATTGTAATTATACATTTTATTGTATTCACCTAAAGGCAATCTCAAACCAATCCACGCTCTATAGTAACCTGCACTAGTCAAAGTTACATCCTGAGCAAAGATTTCATAACCTCTCACTGGTGTATTTTTGATTGAGTTTACTAATACACTCTCAACCTCAGAAACAACTGTTTTAGTTTCTGTTTTACCAAGTTCAGTTATAAACTGTTTGGATTCTTTGTTCATCTTACCCATAATAATGTCAGCCATTTCAGACTTTGCATACATCTTTGCTTTCTCTATAGCAAGTTGTAAGTCTGGCGATACAGCTGTTGCAACACCATAGATACACTGTTTATTCTTATCTGCCTTTTTAACTTGACCGATAATATTTGTATCTAAGTCACAAGCATCTGTTTCATTAATGTCTGCCATATACCAATTAGGTACGACATTAAGACTATCTGCCTTTTCTTTTTTGATTGTATAACTTGTACTAGAGCAAGCGCCTAACAAGGCAACCATACTCAAAGCTCCAATCGTTTTCACATATTTGTTCATATTATACCTTCTCTTTCATAATATACAGTAATTCTTGTACTTTGTCAAGTCCAGATTGCATAGCGTTTAAAACATCAGCCATAGACACATCCATTCTAGTAAATACAAAGATTACCAGAGCAATAATAATTATATTCTTAATCATTATTCAGCCTCCCATTCACCGTCCTTGTTCATACACACTTTTCCGAACGACTTAAAAGCATGTCCAGGCCTAGAATAGTACCTGCAATATTCTGGTGTGTTAACATCACGGTAGTAAAACTGAGCAAACAACTCCCAATAACTAGGACCGTCAAATCTATTTCTACCATCAGCACACTCCAAAATTTCTTCTTTAATTATTTCGTCACCTTTTTGTTTGATAACTACTTTAATATAACAAAACTGACCATTTACTTCAGCAGGATTAACAGGTTTAATCTTAGTGTGATATACTGGTTCACCACCAACTGCAATACCTGTAATTAACATAAAGATAATTAATATGAAAGTCCAAGTTAAGTATCTTCTAATTCGCATATGTTGTAAAGGGTCAAAC